ATTGTCAATTTCCAGCTCGCCTTTCAGTTCCAGCTTCAGGGCTGCGGCCAACTCTTCAATTTCGGCTGCATCATCCTGTTCGCGCTGGTGCTGCATGTTTGATTTGCTCATGACTGCTCCTGCTGTGTGTGCTGGGCTGCATTTTGTGTGGGTCATTTCGCTTGCTCCTTTTCGAGTTCGGCTAGAAGGGCGTCGATATTCTCCAGCCGCGCAATCTTCTCTGGACCCTCAATATCCTTCGCAAGCCTTGCAAAAGCCGCTGCAAGCGCCAGGGCTTCTTCGCGGGTGACGATAATCGCGCCGCCTCTATCTCCGGTTTCAGCGCAGTAATATTGCATCTGGCCCATGGGCTTGCTGAAAACGGTGAATGAGCTGGTTTCGCCTGGCACTGGATGGTGAACCGTTACTGTGTTCATGCTGCACTCCTTAACATTGCTCGGACTCGATCCGTGTAAGCCACAGCCCTGCACCGGTTATCGAAGTCGTACTGTGAAATCCGGTTGCGGATATAAGTCGGGACCTCGTACATTGCCCCATCGCCGGCTGTCAGCTCGTAGAACATCGGAGCTGCTGCCCGCTGACGTGCTGGCTTGCGTGAAAGTGCGCCGGCCTTGATGAGCTGCTGGGCGCGGTGGAAGTGTCTGTCTAGTGTGTTCATGCTTGCTTAACTCCGTGTTTGTTTGCTTAACACGAACTTTAGTTTGCTAAACCTGATAGGTCAAGGAAAATTTTAGTATGCTCAACTTTATTATCGATTTTCTAGGTGGGCATAATTTCTGGCGCTGCAATTCCCTATGCGGCAGAGCAGGCACGGCCTGATATTACATATCAGCGTTACCCGGTCGCTTTCGATCCCTGCTTGCCATGACTCTTTGGGGGTGGAATATCAACGCTCTTCATGCCACGGATAATGCCGAAAAGCATTTCTTTGTCTCTGCTGGATAAGTCGCGGTATATGTCCAACAGTGCGGCTTCGTGGGATGCCAACTGGACGCCGGGCAGGCCAGCCATTCGCTCCGGGCCTTCCTCTAGGGCAATCCACCTGGCAGAGAAGCCGGTAATGTCGCTCAAGCCATAAAGGTTGGTGAATTTCAGGTTACTGGTACTTCCTGCCATCCATTGCGATACCGCGCCGGGGGTGACGCCGCAAGCCTCTGCAACGTCCTTCCCCTTTACGCCCGATATTTTAATCGCTCGCCTGATTCGTTCGTTGAGTTCCATCTCGCTTAATTTACAGAAATTGTTGATTAGCATGTACGCATGGTCTTGTACTTTTAGATTTAGAATACTAAACTACCTCCAGACTCATAGGAGAAGGCCAGTGAAACTCGATCAAGTCTTAAAACACTTCAAAACAAACCCGGCTGGCTTGGCTAAGAAATTAGATGTCAGCCCTGGAGCTATCTCTCAGTGGAAAACATCGGGCATACCTGATGGCCGTCAGTGGCAGATACAGGCGATCAGCAACGGAAAACTGAAAGCTAAACCAGTTAAGCAGGTTGCCTGAAATGAATAAGTGCTCCGACCAGATCGTTTCGCACGTTACCGAATCAACGGCCCGCCAATTTAAGAAGCTGGCCGAGGTTGAGGGCACAACACCATCTGAATACATGCGCCAGCTCATTGAATCTCACCTCGCAGAAAAAAGGGCATGGTTTGAAGGTATGCAAAAGGTATTCGGAGAGGAATAGAACTAGCAGAACCGCGAGCTGCGGCGAGTGACTGGCGATACCAGTCGGTATTCGGATTTGCCTTGATTCAGGGTTTATCGCAAATACCCGATTGCGCCCGAAGCTAGAGAGGATAAGCGGTTACTCCGAGCAACCGCCGCAACGTAGGCACTGGTTTATCGGTCGGAAGTTCGCTGTTCGGCCAGTGTCTTGAGAGTTAAGCGCCAAGAAGTAAGCCAAGGCGCACGGGAGGGAGGGCCGCAAACATCTGCGGTTGAGCAGCCCCGGCTATACGCAGCGCAATGCGTGAATCCTGCTCAAGTTTGCAAGCTGACGCCTATGCAAACCGTTACCGCCGGCAAGGCGCTATGACGAAAACCCCGTACCTGCGGCTTGAGTGGGTATAGGGAAGATGTGCCCTAAAGCACCCTGCCAAGGCAGTAAGTATTGGAACTAAGTACGGAGTTTGAACTAGGCGCACACAAGCGCGAGAAGCCCACCGATTAACACCTGGCAGGGCAAAGGCGACTAACCGACGGAGTAAGCATGGAAAACATACAGATTGATCCCGAATTTAAAGCGCTGATTCCACCGCTGGCACCGCAAGAGCGCGATCAGCTAGAAGAAAACCTAAAGGCTGACGGTTGCCGCGATCCTATCGTTACCTGGCAGGGGTGGCTGCTGGACGGCCACAACCGTTTTGAGATATGCACCCGGCTAGGTATTGAGTATCGCGTCACTTCTTTGGACTTGGCAGATAAGGCCGCCGCACTGGACTGGATGGACGCAAACCAGCTTGGCCGCCGAAATCTGACGCCCGAGCAAATGAGCTTGTTGCGTGGGCGGATTTATAACCGGAGCAAGAAGCCAGCGGGCGGTCGTGAAGGTCGCGATTTTTCGGATGGACAAAATGTCCAGCCCAAAGCGGCAACCCACGAAACCCTTGGTGATCGTTTCGGCGTCAGTGGCAAAACAGTTCAGCGTGACGGCAAGTTCGTTTCTGACATTGAAAGCCTAGAGCAGTATTCGCCAGGCATTGGCCAACGCGTTATGGCTGGCGAAGTGAAGCGCAAGGACGTTGCCGAGGCGGCGGAAATTGTCAGTTCGATTCCAGAATCAGAGCGCACACCCGAAGCGGTGAAAGAAGCTATCGCTCACAACCACCGTGCACAAGGCACAGGGGACAACGAATGGTACACGCCGCAGGAGTATATCGAATCAGCCCGCCGTGTAATGGGGGCCATTGATCTTGATCCGGCATCAAGTGAAGTAGCGCAAGAGCGAGTTAAGGCGGGCGCTTTTTTTACGATTGAAGATGACGGCCTATTGCAGCCGTGGCAAGGGCGGGTTTGGCTTAATCCACCATACGCGCAACCGGCAATACAGCACTTCATGGAAAAGGTAACAGGCGAGCACTTAAAGGGCGCTATCAGGCAAGCGATTGTCCTGACTCACAACTACACCGATACCCGCTGGTTTCATATAGGCGTATCTGGAGCCTCTGCAATCTGCTTTACCCGTGGCCGCATCGGGTTTCTTAACCCGGAAGGCAAGAAAGCTGCACCCACTCAAGGTCAGGCGTTTTTCTATTACGGCGAAAGCACCGCCGCTTTCCGTGAAGAGTTCAGCAAGTACGGCTTTGTGGTTGAGGTTATGGCGCGTCAAATCGCCAAGGAGTTAGCTGCATGAGCTTCCAAAAATCCCTAGAAACCGGGCGGATAGCTGAGGGCTGGATTGCTAAGTGGCTAATTTCCAGAGGCGCCTCAATTCTCCCTGCCTACGAAATCGAAATACCGCAATACAAAGGGCCGCAGGTTTTCTCTGGCGAAGGTGAATTTGTTTCTCCCGATATGCTCGTTTTTTCAGATAAGGGCATTTTATGGATCGAGGCAAAGCACAAGTCAGTTTTTACGTGGCACCGGAAAACATCGCAATGGACAACAGGGATCGACCTGCACCACTACGGCCAATATATGCACGTCGCAAAGCTAACAAAGCTCCCTGTTTGGCTGATGTTTTACCATCGAGAAGATGTGCCAGATAGTCGAGATCTACAGCACGGCTGCCCTAGTTCATGCCCTACAGGGCTATTCGGCGGCGAGATTTTTGATCTTGCTGTGAGAGAAAACCACCGAAGCCTACCGATTGACAGGAATCGTTCCGGCTTTGTCGGGCACGGCAAAAGCGGAATGGTTTATTGGGCTGACTCCGCCTTCAAGCGGATTGCAACAAAAGAGCAGGTTGAAGCTATAGCGCAAAGCAAAGCAGCTTAAAAATAAAACGCCCTGGGAAGGCGACTAACCAAAGAACCAGGGCGAGTATCCACAAATGGACGAGGTAATTATACATGCAAACACTACGAGGCTACCAGCAGCAGGCACTAGACGAGCTGCGAAACGGCATACGGCAGGGGGCAATGGCGCAAATGCTTATGGCACCAACCGGAAGCGGCAAAACCACTATTGCATCAGCCATTAAACAGGGCGCTTGTGCCAAAGGAAAAAAGGCATTCTTTATTGTCGATTCGCTGGAGCTGGTAGACCAGGCCGCGAATAGATTTATGCGGGATGGCATGAAAGTTGGCGTGATCCAGGGCATTCACCCGCTAACCGATTACTCAGCCCCCATTCAGGTGGCCACCATCCAAACGCTGCGTCGTCGCTGGCCACACATTCCTGCCGCACTGCGCCCCGACTTGCTGATTATTGACGAAGCCCACGTTCTGCATTCAGCCCACGAAGAAATCATAAGCTGGTGTAAGGCCAATAAAGTGCCGGTAATTGGCTTGTCTGCTACACCCTTTCGCAAGGGCTTGGGCAAGATATTCGACAGGCTGGTTGTCACCGTCACCACTGCTGAATTGATTGTAGACGGCTACCTATGCCGCGCCCGCTGCTACGCACCTAACATACCCGATCTAACAGGCGTTAAAACGAACAATACCGGCGACTGGGATATTGAGTCTTTGGCTGAGGTTATGAAAGACGCGGTGCTGGTGGGTGATGTAGTTGAGCAGTGGCTAAAGCTCGCAGAAGGCCGGCAGACGATTGTATTCGCAACCAACGTGGCTCATTCCCGCGCTTTGTGCGACAGATTTCAAAAACTGGGCATTAACGCTGCTCACGTTGACGGGTACGACGACGACAAAGAAAACCGCACGTCCATTATCAACGCCTACCGCGATGGTGATATTCAAGTTCTGTGCAACGTCGGGGTGCTAACCAAAGGTTTTGACGCGCCTGAAACCGGCTGCATCGTGCTGGCCAGGCCCACTAAATCGCTGATGCTACACATCCAGATGATAGGGCGCGGGCTACGCACGGCGGCGGGCAAGGCTGACTGCATCATTATAGATCACGCCGGCAACTGCATTCTTAATGGCCTGCCTGACGGCAACCTACCGCAAGAATTACACGACGGTAAAAACAGTCGCAACCTTGACCGCAAAGACCGGGAGCGAAAAGACCCCGTTGAAAAGCCCTGCATTAGCTGCGGATTCGTCAGCACCAAACACGTCTGCCCAGCCTGCGGCTTCAAGCCCGAGATTCGCCGCGACGTTGAAGTGGTTGAAGGCGATCTTTACGAACTGACACCCGAACCTCCAAAAGAGAAATGGACGACTGAGGCGCTGGCCAGCTTCTTTGCCGAGCTAAAGGGCTATGCCGAACAGAAAGGCATTAAGCCGGGCTGGGCATTCTTTAAGTGCCAGGAATACGCCGGACGCGCACCCCGAAACACAAGTCAGATAAAAGCCACAGCGCCAAGCGATCAAACCTTAAAAATTATCAAACACCTAACCATTAAAGCCGCCAAAAAGAGGGCTGCGTAATGGCGAACACACGCGAAACAGCTAAAGGAAAATGGCGCGGCATCCTGATTCAGCTGGGCACCGAGCAAAAATTTCTGACGGGTAAGCATGGCCCCTGCCCGATGTGTGGCGGAAAAGACCGCTTTCGTTATGACGATAAATTGCAAGCCGGCAACTGGATTTGCGGCCAGTGCGGCCACGGTGACGGCTTTGAATTGCTGATGAACCTGAACGGCTGGGACTTCAAAACCGCCGCAGCGGAGGTGGATAAAATCGTGAGCAACGTAACGCAAGAAAAACCAAAACCTAAACGCGACCCCAAAATCAGACTGCGGCAAGTGGGCGGCGACTTGGTACGCATTACTGCCAAAGACCCGGTAAGCCTTTACCTGCGAAATCGCGGATTAACGGGGATCGCCGGCTACGGCCTCCGCTTACACCCAGCTTTGGGGTATTTCGATGGGCGCACACATCTGGGCAATTTCCCTGCCATGGTCGCCAAGATCGAAAACGCGCAAGGCGGCATAGAAAGTTTCCACACCACCTATCTAACCGCTGACGGCAATAAGGCTAATGTGCCGGCGCAAAAAAAGATCATGGCGCCGGTTAACACAATCAACGGCGGCGCAATTCGATTGGCACCGGTTGCGGAACATATCGCAATCACTGAAGGCATAGAAAGCGCCTTGGCTGTCATGGAAGGGGAGGGCTTGCCGTGTTGGGCCTGTGTTAGCGCTCACGGTATCGAAAGCTTCCATCCGCCTGTTGAAGTGAAGCGGATCAGCATATTTGCCGACAATGACGCGAATTTCACTGGCCAGGCTGCGGCATTCGTTCTGGCAAAACGGCTAAGCGCTGAGGGCTATGTGGTGGATATGAATGTTAGCCCGGTAATTGGCACCGATTATCTGGACTTGCTTGTTAAATCACGGAGGGTCGCAGCATGACCGACGAACTATTGAATCGTAGAGTTCTGCGCGAAATCACCAAGGCCGGTAAGCCGATTACCTGCGCAGCAATCAGTATAGCGCTCAGTGAGCACCCGAGAGCGATACGCGGTGCGCTGGAAACGCTCGTTTCTGACAATGATGTGGTCTACGCGAACGGGTTGTATGCCAGGGCGCACGGTGGGTACAACCCGGACCCGGAGAGTGCGGCATGAGCGAAAGTACAGGCGCAAACGGACGATTCTATATGAGCAGCGAAACAAGCCGGCAACTGAGGGAGGCCATGATGAACGCAAGCCCACTGCAGGCGATACAAGAAGAATGGGATGGCGAAGGGGTGCCGCCAGTGGGTACGAAATGCGAAGGTGCATGGTTAGAAGTGCCTAATGGTGGTGATCGTGTTTTTGAAGGCGTGATTGTCAAGGGCTACTACAAAAAACAAGTTTGGTTTTGCACCACAAGCGGAGAAGACATAACGCATTTGACCGAAAACGTGGATTTCCGACCAACCCGCACCCAGGCCCAGCGCGAATGGACCGGTACCGGCCATCCGTCAGTGGGTACTGAGTGTGAAGTGTTGGATAGCGTCAACGGTAAGTGGAATAGCGTACAGATTACAGCCGTTTCTAGGGATCACTTAGTTGTAATTTTCAATGGCGAGGAAGCGCTCTTAAAGAAGAATTGCCAGTTCCGTCCAATCCGCTCCCAAAATCGAGACAAGTGGGGGCGCGGAATTGACTTTCTAGCCGAGATGGTTTTGTCCGGGAATGTACTATTAGATTCAAAATTCCTTGGTGAGCAGGCAAGGAATGCAGCTTCATACTTCTATAACCCTAAAGCCATGATCCGGGACCAGTCCCAGCGCGAAAAGGGCTGGATTGTTGGCCGTGCAGCTGTCGCCTTGCAAGAGGCGCACGGCTTGACTCCAAAGGCATATCAAAAATACTGCCTAACTCTCTATGGCGCCGGAATGCTGCGGAGGGCTGGAGAGTGAGCGAAACCGTCATCAACTCCGAAGCCAGCCTTCGCAAGTACCATCGCGACACCGACGCAGCATACCGTCAGCACAAATTTCTGCGAGTAACGACCAAGGAAGGCATGGGGCGCAGCATCCCGCAAAACTCTATCGCCCATGCCTGGTACAACGAAATCGCTGTACAGATGG